TATGGAGTATATCCGTTGACATATGGAGGGTGGTTCATTTGTTACCTCCTTTCTGATTGCCTCCGTTCTGAGGCAGTTGGATGATTTCTGAAGGCATAGTGCTTAGAAATTTAAATTGTTAATACTATATGTGCGGCACTTTGCCGTACACTTATCAGTTGAATTGTTGTTTGGGGTTTACTCAGATTCCGTTACTCCGAAGAACTGCCTGCAACTCTCCTTACAGTAAGCACGCCACGCCTGGTAGTCTTCCATCTGCTGCTGATAGTCTGTGGCCGACATCTGATAGTTGTAGAGCAGAGCCAGTTGTGCGTCGATGCTGTACTTCACCTCAATGCAGGCAGCCACCATCTTCTCGTAGGTAGCACCCTTCATTGTGATGGTTGTCTCGTTGCAGCGGATGGTCTCGTCTGCCGTCTCTTCACAGTCGAAACGGAAGAAATAGACAGGCTGCTGCTTGTACTGTACGATAGGCTCGAACGTAGCCTTCGGGGTCTCGATAATGATTATTTCCATACTATTTATTTTTATTGGGTTTGTAATTCTTCCATTCCGCTATCAGCACGCCATTCTCCTCTCGCTGGACGAACACGCCTGCTGGCGTCGCAATACGAATTTCTTCATATTTATACATACTATTCTCTTCTTGATGTCCGCTGGTATCGCATCGTACATGTTTCTCCTGATGGCGTAGGTTAGCCGATGACCGAGAAATCCCATGTAACTGTTCAGTCGCTGTACGTGTCGCTCCATATTATCGACGTGTTCTATCTGCGCCACTTCAAAGGCATTGTTGACGATTCGGTTGCTTGCATATATTCCCCAGGGCTTGATGACCGCACCGATGAACGACACTCCCTTCTTTACTTCCGTGATACTAAACTTATGCTTGTGCATCCGCAGTCCGAGGTACTGCCACAAATAGGATCTCGCCTTGACTGCCAGCCGCTCCAGTAGTCGCTTGTCGGTACTGACCGCACGGAAGTCGTCAACAAAGACACAGTAGAACCCTTCATCGCCCAGTGCATCTTTCATCATACGGTCAAAAGGCGTGCGGTAGAAGTTGCCGCATATCTGACTGGGCAGGTTGCCGATGGGCAGTCCGTTTCTGCCGTCGCCCTTCAGCAGCGACTTGTTCTTCGGCAGACGGTCAAGCACTGCCTTGTCGCCACGGATGATGCAGTCCTGTTCGGGTCGGTGTAATAGTACAAGCTGGAACAACCGCAACCACCACTCCAAGTCGTCGTCCTTGCAGTTGTCACGGATGGCACGCTCGACCATCTGCCACAGCCGTGCCTTGTCTATCGACATAAAGAACCCCTCCACGTCACCACTCAACACGTATGTCGGACGGGTGTAGTTATGACTGATGCGACGTATCTCCTCAGCAAGTCGCTCCACGCCGTAGAACACACCTTTACCCTTACGGCAGTTGTAGGAGTCGTCTATCATTTCACTCTCAAGAAAACACATAAACTTATCTATCAGCAGATGATGTACTACGCGGTCGCGGAAATTTGCGGCAAACACCTCGCGGTCCTTTGGTCGTGTCACACCGAAGACAATGCTGGTTGTCGGTGTGTAAGTGCCGTCGAGCAGACAACGGGCGAGCTCTTCCAGTTCGCGCTCGTAATTCCATCCGAACTGAACGGCAGAAGGTTTCCTGCCTTTGTTCCGCCGACACGAGTAGTAAGCGTCGTATAATTGTTCAATCAGTATATCGTATGTCATTTTTCTTTCGTCTCCATATTCGAGGATGGGCAGCAAATTGTAGTTGTTGTTCTTGTTGTTGTTGCCGTTGAAAGCACCATTGTTCAGTGTCACGCCGTTGTTGGCATTGTACTGCGTGGAAGACCACCAATTACCGCTCCCGATGCAACTATCTTACTCTTAGCTCTATTCACTTTCAGAAGGTGAGGTCGAGCGTGCATCCCTTATAGACTTACGCAAGTGTGCGCTCATGTAACCTTGGCCGCATGATTCTGACTGGCATACGCAAGTTAGCGAGAGTAATTTTTCCACTTCACCGCTTGCTTTGATACCCCTTCGTAGAGTCTGAAGAAGTACGCCGCACGCCTGTGGCTCATGTCCTGTGACTCGTGGAGAACTCGCGTCAGTGACTTGACCGATTGTAGCCGTGCAATGTAGTTGGTCAGATGTTGCTTGCGCTCTGCTTTCAGAGCGTTAGCGAAATACACATCCGACACCATTGCAGCAAGCTCTTTCAGCAGTATGGGCACCACTGTGTAACGAGAAATCTTCGGAATATCCTTCTGAATCCTTATCCATTCTTTTAGGATGAACTCCGTATCTCGACCTATCGGCAAGTCGTCCTGAGCCGATGGCAAGGTGGTCTGGTTCTTTTCTTCATTTTCTATCATTTTTTACTTTACCTCTTATGGGCAGGCCGCGCTTCGCGACGACCTGCCAGAATTAAAAACTAAGAACTTAATAAGCGAGGATGGGCAGCAAAAGGTAGTTGCTGCTCTTGTTGCTGCCGCCGTTGAAAGCACCACCGTTCAGTGTCACGCCGTAGATGGCATTGGACTGAGTCGAGCACCACCAATTACCGCTTGCTATGGGACAGGTGCCGATACCGAATACGGAGGTAGTGAACTCGTTGACTTTATCACGCAACAAACGGAAGGCGTAAATCTGACCGAAGGCTGGAGAGAAGCACTTGCGCACCACGCCGTCGGGCATCAGGAAGCCGGTCATCTGCTCGGTCTCGCCATCTACCCACGGTCCTGCAGCATGATCAACCAGGAACAGGTGGAGGTAGTTACGATAGACTACATAATCGCCTGCCTTGTAGTCTTTTGTGTAATCAAAGAAGGGAGCACCGCCCACCCTGCCTCGGCAGTGGCTGACCATTGAACTGGTGTAAGTAGTACCCGCCTGTGCTGACTCGCTGATGAACTGCTCGATGGCCGCACAGTTGGCATCGCCATCGAAGTCTGCCAAAGCCGCCTGAAGCGAACCGAAGTAGTTGAGTTGCGGCACGTTGGCGTTCGCCGATAACCACTGACCGCCACCCGTAGCACTCTGTGTGAGTAGGAAGGGCAGAGGGATGACGAATGAACAGCCGGCAGCCATCAAGTCGGAGGTCTGGACAATCAATCCGAAGATGTCGCCGTTGGCATACTCTTGTTGACTTACGTCATTCAGTTCACGCTCGGTATTGTTCGCCATGAGCCACTTTAAGCCTGCCACGGGAGCCACATAGCTCACGTTGATATTTCTCGTGCCATGCAAGCTTGCAGTGTAGGTCTGCGAGGATGGCGTCTTGTATCCGTCAACATCCTCAAAACTCACGGTATAAACAGTGTCCAGCCGGACAGTGGTCTCGGCAATATTCTGATCGTTGAGTGCCAGTAGATAGTTCTCACCACCATAGCTGATTCTCACCCAGGTAGCCTTTGGGAGCGTCTGGTCGGAATAGCCGACAGTTATCTTCACCGTCTCACGTGTCAAGGTGTCGTCTTCCACGTAGGTCACGGTGATGTAGCGCGTAGACAGTGAGGCACGGCGTACAATATCCGTCACGGGCAGGTAGTTAGGGACGTTAGCGCAGCTGACGGTATATTCCAGTCCCTTCTGCACATTGGTCGTGCAACGTCCCTGCGCATCAGTCGTGAGGGTTCGTCCGCTCTGCTCACCCTCTACCGTTACCACCACTTCCACATTAGGCAGTGGGTCGCCCGTCTCGGTCTTCAAATCGATAATAACTTCCTCGTAGTCAGATTTCACCATATCATCAACCTCCTTGACAAGGTTCGTCTGCTGTACCTCCTGCGGATTCCACGCGCCTGGCGCATGACCTGAAAGGAACTTATACAGCTTACCTTCGTACATCACCATATCACCTACACTATAGGTTTCCGCGGAGTCGAAGTCTGGCATATCCTCCGCACCTAAAAGTGCATCTGTATTCTCAACTAAGGTATTCACCCTACTTTCCATAGCAGAAGTAGCCGAGGTAGCAACCTCTGCTGCTTGATTTGCCAAAGCTGCTTTATCATTGGCATTATTGGCAGCATTATTAGCAGCCGTTGTTGCATCTTTAGCGGGATTGCCATTGAACATCACCTGCCAATGAGCGTCTGACACCCCCGTAGGCTCATTCTTATTGTTGTCATGCAGGGACAAATATGTGCTCATTGTTGCCGCATGATACACCGTGGTCAGCTTGGGATATGCTATCTGTGCCACCCAGTCACCGCCGTTGGTAATTCCAACCTTACCTAAGTTGATTGTTTTTGTTGCCATATCTTTTTCTTGTTGTTTTTGTTTAATCATCAAGTGTTAACACAAGGTTTCCCTCTACCACGCTCATGTTGGGATAGTCCCTACCATCCACGACGCTCATAACGAGCTCCCCGGTAGTTTCGTCTACATTGTAGGCCACCATATTAAGAGCCTTCACGCCAGTGTCTATATACTCATCGTTCTGGGCATCCCACTGCCACCAGTTACCATTGTCTCCTACTACGTTGGGATGTTCTGCCACCTCCTGCGCGAGTGCCGCCTTGTCGTCTGCCAACTGCGCTTTCTCGTTGGCGAGTGTGGCAGCAATGTTGGCAGCAGCCGTTGCCGCTTCGCTCTCGGTCTTCAGCGAAGCAAACTCGCTGACACGCTCCGCTTCGGCATTGACGCGCTGCTGTTCCTGACTGATGCGTTGCTGTTCCCGACTGATGCGCTGTTGCTCATTAGCTTGCCGCGTCTCTTCTGCGGAGATGCGTGCTTGTTCATTGGCAATGCGCTGCTCCTCGGCTGCAATGCGTGCCTGCTCGTTGGCTATGCGCTGCGCTTCGTTGGCATAGGCTGGCAGAGCGAATTGGATTTCGGGTGCTGTCTCGCCGTTGAAGTCCAACATCACCTGTGCCGGAGCATCGTCAACCTCAATTATGACCGATGCTTGGTTGATCACTTCGTCTTCTATCGACGTGGGGAAGTCGGCAACAGTGAAGTGATAGCCGATTTGAAACTTCAAGTCGCCGATGGGCAGGTGATGATCGTCAAACTGCACAAGCAGCTTGGTTGGCTCGCCCTCCACGGGGGTGCAGTGGGTGTAGCTCATACCGTCGTAGTAGGCATAGTAAGCCTTACTGGGCGCACCCGTCCAGAACTTGATACAGAAGGGAGTAGTCCAGCCTGCATCCGATTGAAGAGTGAGGATAAAGTCACTCTTGTAATTGATTCTAAAGATTGCAATGTCTGCCATATCCGTTGTTGTTATTGTTTACGTTGTCAGTAGTCAGCCGCATATAGGGCTTCAGCATCATGTCGAAGGCGTAGGGCACAACGCTCGCTGACACATTTTCCGTCGGTCCGCGATGTGTGTAAAGGTGCTCAACAAGCATGAGTGTGGCTTGTTTGAAGTCATCCGGCACTTCGCCGTATTCCTCGTAGATGTCTTCAACGGTCCGCCAGCACAGGTTGAGCACGGCTGTCTCTGCCGCGGCACCGATACGTTCCAGATAGCGGTCTTCTGCATCGTGACAGAGGCGCGAGTGGTCTTTGATATATTCCAGCGTGAGATATTTCATCTTCTTTTTTTACTTATCCCCCGAATAACCGCCGGAGGTTTACCGTCGGGCACAAAGAAGCCCCACGGTGTGCGGGCTGTGACCTCCGCATCCTCACCGTGGGGCCGATTATCAAGAACTATGAACTTGATTTCAGGGTTACGCCGTTTCCTGCTCATCCACGATCTTCAGCAGCTTAAATGCCTGGGGCTTGCCGTCACCGGCAGGGTTGCCGTTCACCTTGCTCGAAAGCTCAGTGATAGAGGCGTTCGTGTTGAGCGTGAAGACGGTGGTATTTCGGGCACTTACAGCGGCACTTGTCGAGTCGACCGTAAATCTCGCCTCTCCTCTCTGTTCCACGGCCACCATGTCCCAGTTGCCGATGGCGATGTAGCGGTCTGCCGACTTCACGTACTCATTATTGCCGTTCAGCTCGCCGTTGACATGGCCACTGGTGATGTAGTCGAAGCCTGCAATCTTGCCGTCCTGGATAACGGTTCCGCTGGCAGGGTCGCCACCGATGCGCGGACGGAACGACAGGCGGGCCTCAGTCACCTTGTCGATGACCAGCTCAGGTGTAGAAGTGAAGCCAAGGTCGGCAATCTCAGCTACCTCTACGGCCAGGTTCTCGGCGAAGTTGTTGTCGAGAGTGATGTTCTTCACCGTGACGAGAGCGAAGGGCGATTTCAGGTTGTTGTTCCACTTAGCGTGCGACAGCAGGTGCTTGGCCCAGGTGATGCGGATGGCCTTCTGGAACTTGAACACCACGAAGGCGTAGAGGTCGAAGGATGCGTTGTCGATGGCGTTGTTGGAAACAGCCACGGCAGCGGACAAACGCTCGGAGAGAGCCTTGATGTTGTCGAAGTGAAGAGCCTGCTCGCCGATGGTCTCTACCTCTCCGGCCACGCGGATTTCCACGTCGTCAACGCTGTAGGGGTACACCTCGTCGCCGGTCACGCCCGTTGAGATGCGGAGCGAACGGGGCAGGTCGATACCTTCTACCTTTGTGTCCATGAGGTCTTTGATGGTGATGGGGATCAGCCCACCAGCCTTCAGGTTGCCGGTGGTGTTCTGGTCGGTACCCGTGTTGACGATGTTCTGGAGGATGGTAGTAGCGTTCTCGCGGCCTTCCTTCACTCCCTTGATGTACTCGCGCAGCTGCACCGACTTGTCGATGCTCTCGCGCATCTTGGCGAGTTCGGCGGCGTTTACCATTCCGGCCAGCTTCTCGCGGTTCAATACATGTTCACGCATGAGGGTGTCGTACTCCATGTTCTCCTCGTCGGTGAACTTACGGTTCTCGCGCTTGGCCTTCAGGTCAAGCTCGTCCAGCTTGTCCATAATCTCGCGGTTGCGAGCCTGGAGCTGTGTCTTAGTCATTTCTTTCATGTCCTAAAAACGTTTAAAGGGTTAATATTCAAAATCTTCCAATCTCAGTCGGTTCAGTTGGTGACGGCGACGTGCGGCCATCATTTCGCGCTCGCGCTGTTCCTTCTCGGCAAGTTCGCGGGCCTCGCGCTCCTCTTTCTCCTTAGCCTCCTGCTCAGCCTTGGCCTTGGCTTCGGCTGCTTCACGGGCTTCGCGCTCCTCGTCGGTTTCGTGATGCTGTGTGCCAATCTCGCGGGCGTTGACGGAAGTCTGCGTATAGGCAGGGTCAAGGCCGATGGTGAGCGCACCCAGCCACTCAAACGAGCGGTGGCGCACGGTCACTTCATCCTGGCCGTCGGCACCCTTCACACGCTCCACGTCGTAGTCCTTTGGCATGAACTCGAAGCTGCAACCTGAGTAGTCGCCACGGCGCACCATCTCCAGGCAGCGGTCGCCCACGTCGCACTTCGGCGCGTCGAACTCGAAGTTTACGCCCTTCTGGTCCACCCACAGGCGCATACTGCCCACGCCCTTGTTGCAGCGGGCTACGGTGAGGTCGCGGCGATGCAATAGGTTCATCTTCACGTCCTGCGTGTTCAGGAACTCCATCGTGACGGCTTCGGGCAGGATTATCTCTCGGAATCGCTCGCCCCACTCGTCGAGCACTTGGCTCTCAGCGTTGAATACGATGGCCGTGCCTGTGATGGTGCGAGACTCGCCCTCCTGACCTTCCGCCTGCTCTCGTATGGCCAGGCGGCAGTCAATGGTTCTGATTTCTCGTTTCTGTTCATTCATATCGCATGTTGATTACTGTTTACTAATCGGTTCTTTCAGTGTCTCGGGTTTACCTTTGTCTTTTGACAATCTTCAAATTGTCTTTTGACAGTTATTTTTCGTCCTTCACTCATTTACTCCACAACTCTTCGTTCTGCTTCAGCCACTCAGCTTTACTCTTCATGTCGTTCTTGCGCCATGAGCCGCCCTTGTAGTGAACATAGTAGTCATCAAGACGGATGACGTTTCGGGCGACGAGCTGCGGCTTAGTCCGCATGATGTCTTCCAGCATGGCCGCGCCGGTGTCGTACCAGTTACCGCGCACGTTCCGGGTTGCCCCTGCAACTGCCCAGCACCGCTTCGGGTCGTAGTAGCACGCGCCGTTGGCAGTCAGCAGCGGCACGTTGATGTAGCACAGGAACGGGAGCATACGGGGGATGTCGAACTGGTTGCCCTTCTGGTGCCACTGTATGCGGCCCACGCTGGCAAATTCCTCTTGCCACAGTGGGCTGGGGTCTTGCCGGAGCAGCACGTCGCTCTCAATGAGAATGAAGCCGTCGGGCAACAGTTCCCAAAGTTTCTGCACGCTGGCGGTGTGCTTCAACGAGCCGTAGTTGCTCAGCTTGGTCATGTCCCAGCACTTGTCGGGGTGCGAAGCAAGCAGTTCGTCGAAGTCAATAATCTGTCCTTGGGTGTTGTCGATGCGCTTCACGCCAGCTATGCGCTTTTTGAACGGTAGTTCGTCGCTGTTGTCGAACACCACGACGGGCCACTGGCACCCGGTCTTGCGGATGCTTCGGATGCACGCCTCAGTGAGTACGGGCGTGTTGTAATGCACGATAGCGATGGTTTGTTTCTTCTTCATTTTGCAATTCATTATGTCGTTATCGTTCAAGTCCGAAATAACGGCGGATGCGAAACTTTCCGTCCTGGTCTTCCAGTCGGTTCACGGCCAGTTTATA